AGTCATCTCATCAGCACTTGCAGAACCCATGAAAAATATTGTTAATACGATAAGCAATATGACACCTAGACTGAATCCCCAAATAATAAATTCAGTTATGAAATCAAGAATTTCATCTATCTTTGTCTTTTTCTTTTTTTTCATTTAGTTCTAAGACTGTATTCACTTTCTGCTGTAATCGTATCATATCTTGATCTAAGAGCCTTAATTGGTCTGTGAGCCTGATAATAGTTTTTTTCATTTCAGATACAGCAGGGTCAATAGTATTAGTAATTGTTTGCCAAACATAATAAACAAAATAGCCTAATCCAATAACCATGACTGAGGTAAAACCAAACTTTTCAACTAACGCTACTATATCCATTAATCACGCCTAGCGTCTATCTTGCCATCTTCTACGAAGTTTTCTGCTCTTGCTATACGGTCTAGGTCAGGCGGTAAATTTAAAGCACTAGACACGCTTGTATCTATCCTGATCATGTCGTTGTTCATAATTGATGCTCTTGTAATCAACATCTTTGTTATTGCTTGTACGCCTTTTATGTCATTTACTAGATTGCCCATAAGTTGTTTCATTATTAAGAATATAAAATATCCCATAATAAGACCGCCTGCTATAGGTAATCCGACCTTTTCTATTAGGTCAAAAGCTTGCATTATCTTACATTAACTAAAACTCTTGGGTGTAATTTTTGTATGTTGTGACCACCTGCCCAAGCAACTTTTAAGTTCACCAAGAAATCTTCTACTCTCCAAGTGGTTTCAAAGTCACCACCCCAAACAACCTCTTGGTTATTGAAGTCAAACTCCTCAACACCCTTCTTTAAAAGCTTCTCAGCTATTCTATAATTTCTTTTTTCATGTTTAGCTTGTAGAGGTCTTAAAGCCATTTCAACAATATTTGCATTAGCTTCATCAAGAGTAAAATTTGCTCTGTTGAATCTAATAGTTCCTACTAAATCTTTGTCAATACCTCTTTGTCTTGCAAGATTTTCTAGTGCAATCTGCTGATTGCTTCTGTTAATCATGATGCCACCCACATTAGTCTTGGTGTATCCTTCAACTGGATTTTCTGCAAGGTTAATAACCATATCAGCAGTCTCTATAACATAGGCTGTTTCTTGTTTGATTTCTTGTGCATCAAGGTGAGCAAAGGCATTGCCAACTTGAGTATTTAATTTATTTAATTTATCCATATACCTATAATAACAAAATGTCATAAAATTGCAACCCATTTTGGAATGTTTTTTTTGCTATTTATCCTCACCTTTAAAGCTTTTACTTGCACCATTAGTTCCTGCATAAAGTCCAAACCATGCTGCGCCTGCACCAACAACTATTGATATAAGTCCACTTTGCTCAAAGGTTGGTGATTCTAAATCCATGAACCAAAAGGTAGTGAAGTAAAGTAGATACATATAGATGCTTAAGAATGCTCTAGGGAATATTCTCCAAGAGTCTACTGCCTGTGCTAAGAATATCCATCTTTGATGTGGGTTCTTTGTTGACTCATCTTCTAAGTCTCTGATCTTATCTTTGAGTTGACCGATCTCCTCTACCATAGCCATGAACTTATTAAGGTCCATTTCTACTTCGTTTCTATCCATGTCGCCTTGGAATCTTCCGTCATGTTGCATAATTATTCTCCTATGATGGTTCTGTTGGAAATACTACATCAGCATAGTTATCACTGTCTGTGTAGCTACTTGGTAAATCTCTAAGTGCTTGCCTGTAGGTTGTCCATTCGGCTTTCTTGCTATCTGATAAAGGGCTGTCAATTGCTACTGTCCAATCACAAGCTTGCAATAAATAAAGTCTGTTATTTCTTATTCTTTGAGTTGTGGTCAAGGTCTTGTCAGGTGTTTCTGCGTATATTGTCATGATTGTTTATTAAGATGTAATGCTGATATTCTTCTGTTAAATCCCCCAACATTAGGTGTTGTGTTATCTTGCGAAACTTGTCCTTGGAATTTAGCAGTATATGAGGTATTAGCATCTAAAGATATTTTTCCTGCCATGACTATAGGCTGTATAGCCAAAGCACCAGTTGGTGATGTATAGGCTGCAACTTGAGTGGAACCAATTAGCAGTTTTGTCTGTATTATTGTCAAACTGTTAAAAACACCACCTACCATGCAGTTACTTACGATTAAATATTCACCTGCTTCTGCTGTAGTAAATGTTACTGTAATTAAATCCGTAAAATTAGTAGAGAACCTGCCATCACCAAAAGTTGCAGTTGACTCACCACCATTTAGACCCATAGCACCAACGGCTCTAGTTCCTATCTCTGCTACAGTGATACCATTAGTTGTAATTTTTAAACCTGAACCATCTGCTGATAGAGTAGAGCCATTTAAATTAATTAATTGTGCATTAAGAAGACCAGTGGATATGTTTGATGCACTTAGATTGCTTACTGTAACTTCACTAGCATCAATAGTTCCTGCTGTGAGTGTTCCTAAGTTTCCAGTAATGGCTGCAAGTGTTGATACAGAAATTTTAGAAGCTGTTACAGCATCGGCTGCAAGCTCTTGTGTTGTTATAGTATCTGCAGCTATTTGTGTGGCTGTAATAGTATTTGCAGCAATTTTGGAAGCTGTCACAGCATTTGCATTAATCTTCTCTGATGTCACAGCATTCGCATTTATTTTGTCAGCGTTGACCGCATTGTCTAATAGCTTATTATTTGTTATAGCACCTGCAGCAATTACATCACCCTGTATAGCATCTACTGCAATCTTGGCATTAGTCACGGCATTTGCTGCAAGTTGTAATGTATCTATAGTTCCATCAGGAACGGCTTTGATAAAGTTGCCTGCTTCTGAGCTACTAAATGCTGAGTGTTGATCTGAGTGATTAACTGCCCTAACCCAAAAGTAATAAGTAGTGCCTGCTGTTAAGCCGTCTTGATCTCCAAACAATGTTGTAGATATTTTATTAGGCTCACCACCTATCGTGTCTACTAAATCTGTATCGTCTGTTGGTGTGCTGTTTGCTGTTTTTCTATATACCTTGACTGCTCTGAAATCTGATGAATTAGGGTTAGTCCAAGACACTAACATGTTAAGCCTGCCTGTCGTTACTGATAGGCTTGTAGGCGTTGCAGGTGCTGATGATGCTACAGCTATTGTTATGTTAACTGCATTGGTGTAAGTACTCGTTACTCCATTAAGGTCTATATGTCTTATCTTGACATTATATGTTTTGCCAACCACAACATTTGGTATTGCTGCCCTTGTTACTCTTTTGCCTACGGTAAAGTCAGATGTGTAGTTGCTGTCTGTACTTAATTTATAAGCAATCTCTGTGAGTGTTACCTTTTCACTAGTGTTGTTTGTCCAGTTAGCAAGAATCTCAACCTTGCTTGTAGTGCCGTCTATATTGTTTTGCTGAGAAAGAGAAAGGTTAGATGGTGGGCTAACAGCATAAGTACCTGTAGATACATCAGAGCCTTCTGCTTGACCTGTTGTGTAGTCATTGCTTGCAAAATCAAATACTGAAGATGCTATTTCTTTTAATTCTAATCTAGTGGCTAAGACTGGCACATCATCGGTCTGTAACAATTCCATGTTGGTTGATATGACTTCAAAAACCTTTTGTGTGTAATTTAATCTTTCATTTGTAAGATATACCCAATCGTTTGGCTGCAGGCGCATAAACTGTAAACTTACTAATGCTGAAAGAGTTGTGGTTTGTCTTTGGCTTTTTAAACCAATCCTGCCTAATCTCTGAGCCATTGTGTCTGTTACTGTGAATGGCAACTGTGTTTCCATCTGCTTCACATAATTTGCTGTAGATTCACCACTCGGTGTATCTTCGTTAAGAAATGTAGAATCTTGATAAACCTCTGCATCTGTAGAAGTGTAGTTAAGACTTGCATCAACATAAATTGGTTTTACAGAGTTATATAGATCACCTGAAGCTGAATTAGTTGATACCGCTATAGGTGATAACAACTCATCATCAGTAATAGTCAAGCTAGGTGTTTGTGAAGCACCTGCAAAGATTGTAAATTGTCCATTAACATATGACATTTTTCCTGCCATAGAGCTTAGTACACCTTCAAGCACACCATTGCCATTTGCAGTAAAATTAGTAAAACCATTTGCCGTATATCTTCTTTCTGTTGTTGAGCCATCAGCTAAAGTAACTTGTTGATCACAAGTGTTAGCTGCAGATGCAAATCCACCTGCATTAGTAGTGTCATTGATTTCTGATGATTTAGCTTTAAGACCATATGTTGTGTCGGTTAAATAATCTCTGATAATTAAAGCAGGATTTGATCTCTGTAAGTCTGTTGTTGCTTCTGCTCCTGTTCTTGGGTCATATACATTTTTTCCTTTTACCACAAAGGATGTCTGTGGAACCCCACCGCCAAATTTTTCTGCATCAAAAACCATTTGTATATATACATAAGCAACGCCTAAAAACTTATCTGTGCTTCCCATAGATACAGATTCACCATCCATAAACCCATTGACTGCCGTTTGATCACCTTTTTCAAAAGAATAACGAACCAATCTTCCATTGCCAAAATCGTTTTCATTTTCAGTGTTTGTAAATTCAGTATTTGTTACTGTGTGGACAGTAGAACCTGATATTGTTGATGTTGTCGTTGTAGTGTTGACATCATTGAGTCTGACTTGCGTAATATCTTCTATTTCGTGTCCTGCAACTGCAATTACCATATGAAGAATATTATTATCAGTTCCAGTTGTTTCTAAATGCACGATTGTCCCACCAACTCGGCATTCTCCATAAACAATCTGTCTTGGTGCTAGAGGGGCACGATTAGAAAACTTGGTTCCAAAGTTTGCGCTTGAAGCATTCATGCCTTTTGTTGTCATTTTTCCAATGACACTCGTCAGCAAGGTTGTTCCAAAGGTCACTGCTGCCATGCCTGCTGCTGTAAGTGCTCCTGCACCAGTCAGAAATAGTGTCCCTGTAGTGCCTGCAGCTACTCCTGAAAAACCTATTCCTACTGCCATAGCGGCGCCTAAAACAACAAACGCTGCTACTGCTGCCGCCTTAATTGCCTTAGCCATTAGTCAAATCTCCATACACGCAGAGCCATTTCATTCTCCACAACATTGATACCATCATCTGTAGGTGTAAGTATTCCAAAACCATTGCACATACCTACAAGGTGGGAATCATTTTGTTTATACACAACAAGATCACCACAGGTCATAAAGGCTTTATCTATTTCTCCAACGCCTTTTGCTTCGCAGGCTTTTTCTATGCTTGTTTCTAAATCACCACCATATGATGCTATGGCTTTCATTGCACTTTCTTCGTCATGCCATTTCAATTCTTCAGGTATTAAATCCTCACCAGTGATTTGTTTAATGATTGCGTTGCTAAACTTGCAACAATCATTTTTTCCCCACTCAAAAGGAAAGTCATTATTTTCAATAAAAGA